TAATTAAAGCAAAAGATTCTTTGCAAGAGTCTAATACTGTTAATACAGTACTTCTTTATAAGAATAAGGTTTTGGAAGATTCCTCCTTGAATGAGCGACAAAAGAAAGTTTTTGTCGAGTCTTTGACCAAATCTAATTCTATTGAAGAAGCGAAGGTTATTTATGAAACACTTCAAAATTCAGTGGGTTCTTCTTCAAATAATAAGAAGAAACCAGAATCATTGAATGAAGTAGCTCAGAAAAATAAATCTTCTATTAGCATTTTAGGATCTCGTAAAGAGGTTAAAAAAGCATCTGATCCAAGTATGGATAGGATGCAACTACTTGCTGGTATAAAAACTAGCAATAAAAAGGAGGATAATTAATTATGTCAGTTCTAGGAAAACTAACTGAGGGGATTGTTGAGCGCAATCTGATTAAAGAAGGCGCTGCCCTCATAAACAAATGGGAAAAGTTTGGACTTCTTGAAGGTCTGAACGATGAGCGAAGTCGCTGTTCTATGGCACTTTTGCTCGAAAATCAAGCTAAAGAGCTTCTTCGTGAAGCGACTACTATGGCTCATGGTGATGTGGAAGGTTTTGCTGCTGTAGCATTTCCACTGGTTCGTCGAGTGTTTGGTGGACTTATCGCTAATGAACTAGTGTCAGTTCAACCGATGAGTCTTCCTTCTGGACTTATCTTCTTCTTGGATTTCACTTATAATGATACCAAGAAATCAGACGGTGCAATTGCCAATGAATCGATTTATGGTGGTGGAGTTGTAGGTTTGCAGATTACGGGTGGTGTTAATTTGACCAGTCAGGCTGCTGGAGTGTGGAATCTTGAAAAAGGTGCTTATAGTTTGAATAATGGGTATACTTCTCCTACTGGTAGTGTTGCGGTTGATTCAATGACGTTTGTTGCTGCGCGATCAGGTTCAGGTACTTGGTTAACTTCTCGTGAAAATGGTGATCCACTAGTGTCTAATCCCCTTGCTTGTGAACCAGCATATTACAATCAAGGCGACGGGCTCATTCATCATGATCCAGACCTTTCTGGGTCTCATATTTGTATTTATCGCGTCAATCGTCCGTGGTTTGTTAATTTGAATACTAGAGATTATTCAACTATTCATACTTCGTTGACAGGTGCCGAAAGTGGATATACGCTTGTTAGGCGTTTAACACGCGAAGATCCTCTGTCTTCTTCGGTTGCTGGTGGACCTTTCTTGCTGCTTACTTTTGCAACATTTAATTCTGGTTCTGTTACTACTGATTCTAAGATTAATGCTTTGGCTCTTACTGGTTCTAAACCTACATTTACTTATTCGATTGTTGATGGGTTTACTGCTGGTGGTGCTCTTGGTTCTGTGGTTGGTACTACTCCTTGGGGGTTTGAAGGTGTTGGACCAGTGACAGCAACTTCGATTCCTACTATTCCTGAGATCAATATCAAGGTGGACAGTGTTGCTGTAACAGCAATTTCCAAGAAATTGAAAGCAAAGTGGACTCCTGAGCTTGCTCAAGATCTTAATGCTTATCATAATCTTGATGCAGAAGTTGAGCTTACTTCAATTTTGTCTGAGCAAATTGCTCTTGAAATTGATCAAGAGATTTTGCAAGACTTGATCAAGGGTGCTACTGCTGGTACCTATCATTGGTCACGTAAACCAGGTAAGTTTGTTGGTAAAACTACTGGTAAAGATCTTACCATTAATGGAACGGTATTGCCTGATTTTACTGGTACTGTGTCGGCTTGGTATGAGACTCTTATTGAGACTATTAATGATGTGTCGGCTCAAATCCATCGTAAGACGCTTCGAGGTGGTGCCAATTTCTTGGTGACTTCTCCTGAAGTTGCTAATATTTTGGAGTTTACTGCTGGTTTTAGAGCAGACATCACCAGTGATGATAATAAGGGTACTATTGGGACCGTTAAGACTGGCGCGCTTAATAAAAAATGGGATGTGTATGTTGACCCATATTTCGTGCGTAATTTAATTCTTGTCGGTCGAAAGGGTTCTTCGTTCTTGGAATCAGGTTATGTATACGCTCCATATGTACCTCTTCAAGTGACGCCAACTATTTTTGGCACCGAGGATTTCGTTCCTCGCAAAGGCGTTATGACCAGGTATGCTAAGAAAATGGTGAGACCCGATCTTTATGGATTAGTGGTTGTGGCTGACCTGCTTGGTTAATCTTAAATCTTAATAATTCCAACTAATTACGCCCCCGCAAGGGGGCAATTTATTTTCTTGATTTTTGTTCTTCTATATTATATATTATTATGAGAGGTGATGAAGTGATAACAGATATTATAAGTGGTATTTATAAAATTAGAAATGTAATAAATGGAAAATTTTATGTTGGTAGTGCAGTTGGATTTTCTCATAGAAAGAGCCAACATTTTTCTGCTTTAAATTTAAATGAACATTTCAACATTCATCTTCAAAGATCTTGGTTGAAATATGGACAAGATAATTTTGTTTTTGAAATAATTGAATATTGTGAAGAATGTGATTTAATAAAAAGAGAACAATATTATCTTGATTTATATTGGCCTTTGGGAGTATTATATAATATTTCTCCTACTGCCGGTAATACTTTAGGACGCAAATTACGAGAAGAAACAAAACAAAAATTAAGTGAAATTAACGAAGGTGAAAATAATCCAAGATCTAAATTAATATGGGAAAATATTAAAGAAATAAGAAAAAAATATTTTGATGGATTTACAGAAAAACAATTAGCAGAAGAATATGGAGTGTCGGTTCATGGTATTCAACATGTAATTGAGAATAGAAATTGGTATGATCCAAATTATAAACCTCCTTCTGATTTTTTTGGTAGGAGAGGTGAAAGGAATGGAGGTGCAAAATTAACAAAAGAACAAGTCAAGAGTATTAGAGAAGAATATAAAAAAGGTGGTATTTTTCAGAAAGATTTAGCTATAAAATATAATGTTAATCGAATGACAATTTTGAGGATTGTCAATAATAAATATTGGAAAGAACTAAAATAGAAAATTATAACTATTTATTTATGTGCTATCTGTTGGCGATCTTGTCATTTATGACGATTTAGGTGTTTATTACGATAAAGATGACTATCAATTTCTGCGAGAAGACATAGGAATAATACTAGAATTTATTCCAGTGTCAGAACAAGTTAATTATGCTTTAGTTTATTGGAGTAAAGAAAAAAATATATCTTCTCATATGATTTATAATCTACGAAAATTATAACAACAAATCATTTCATCTTTTATAGTTTATTCTAACTATTTATAATGGAAAAGGAGTAATTAAAATATGTCAGTGCCTACTGTTCTTTTGCCTGTAAGTACAACTTCTTTTGTTATATTACCATCAACTGGTAGTACAACAGTTGTTAATTCAGGATGTTCTTTTGGTATTTATTCTGATAGTACTTCAGATCTATATTCATCTGATTTTATTTCAGGAGCAGTTGATCAAGTATCTTTTGTTTATCATAAATTAGGTGGAGACGTATTAGACATAGAGTTGGTACCAGCAAATGTATATTCTTCTTATGAAGAAGCAACGTTAGAATATTCGTTTATTGTTAATATGCATCAAGCTAAAAATGTAATGTCTTCTATGTTGGGTCAAACTACTGGTACTTTTGATCAAGATGGGAATATGAAAACAAGTCAGTTAAAAACTGATTTGAGTGGGTCTCATATAGCACTAAAATATCCCAGATTTCAGTTTGGATATGCTAAAAAAGTTGCTATGGGAGTTGGTAATGCTGTCGGTGTTGGAGGTGATAAGACTGTTTATTCTGCCAGTTTTGACATTGTGGAAGATCAACAGGATTATGATTTGCAATCAATTGTAAGTTCATCAGCATTGACAGATGATGTGGATTTTACGGGGAAAGTGGGGAATAAGAGAATAAGCATACAGAAAATTTATTACAAGACGCCCGCTTCAACTTGGCGATTTTTTGGGATATATGGAGGATTGAATGTAGCAGGTTCAGGAATGAATTATAGTCCCTATGGTTATGGGCAATATTCGGATTCGACAACATATGAGATAGTTCC